ACGGTAACAGGGGTGGAGAATTTGTATTGAGAGCAGCTTTTGGTTGGCAGACAAAGGGTGAGCAGCAGATTAACAAGTTGAACAAGAAAAAACTCAAGATGCAGCAAAGCGAACAAAAGCTGAAACAACAAGCTCTTGCTCTCGGTGTTGATGAAGATAACACTGTTGAGATCAGGATAACAAGAGTTGATAAGAGACAAGGGGAACAAGATGAGGATGATGATTTGTAATCTATGATGTTTTCCTCCTACAAACTGAGGTGAGCCGTATGACCATAGACAAACAAGTAAACCCAAGATTTGAAGATTTCATTTTTGACTGGGATTACAATACATATCTGCTTGTTGGCGGGTACGGCTCATCAAAGTCTTATCACATAGCTTTGAAAATAATCTTGAAGTGCTTGCAAGAAGTCAGGAAGGTTCTTGTTGTTCGTGAGGTATATGACACAATCAGAGAGAGCTGTTTTGACCTGTTTTTGGAGATTCTTGATGATCTTGACTTGATTGAAGAAAATCCACAACGCAAGTACAGTCGAAAAGTCATAGCAAAGACATCCCCGATGCAACTGAATTTTCCCAATGGCTCCAAGGTTATTTTCAAGGGTATGGACAAGCCTCAAAAGCTGAAATCAATCAACGGTATCAGCATAGTGTGGCTTGAAGAAGCATCAGAGATCAAGTATGATGGTTATAAAGAGCTTCGTGGACGTTTGAGGCATCCGAGCTTGAGCCTACACTTCATACTCAGCCTCAACCCTGTAGACAAAGGGAACTGGGTGTATCAGCATTTCTTCAAGCGACTCGATGACGAGGGCAATGAACAAGTTATTCTTGATGACGAGCGGTTATACCAAAAACGCACAATTGTCAAGAAAAATGTGTACTATCATCACAGTGTTTGCGAGGATAATTTGTTCTTGCCACAAAGCTACATTGATGAGCTTGAAGATATGAAGACATACGATCTTGACCTGTATCGTGTAGCCAAGATGGGCAAGTTTGGAGTAAATGGCATCAAGGTTCTGCCTCAATTTGAAGTCATGGACGCAGTCGCAGTTCACAAGCTGGCTATGGGTATTCCAAGGACGTTTCATTTTCATGGTATGGATTTTGGATTTGAGACATCTTACAATGCTATAGTTGATATGGCTGTAGATGATAAAAACAAGTACCTTTACATCTATGGAGAATACTACAAGAACCATATGACAGATGATAGAACAGCCAAGGAACTCAAGCGTATGGGGTATGATGAAGTACAAATATCCGCAGACTGCGCAGAGCCCAAGACAATACGTTTCTATCAACAAGAAGGCTTCAAGATGAGGGGTTGTCACAAAATCTCACGCTTGGAGAATACCAAGAAAATCAAGCGCTTCAGGAAGATATTTTGTAGCAGTGACTGTATCAATACCATAAGGGAGCTGAAAGATTTGACATATCTCAAAGACAACAAGGGTTGTGTGATATTTGACGAGTTTAATATTGACCCTCATACATTTTCGGCGATCTGGTATGGACTGGACAACTATAACGTTGCGGACATCAAGTATTTACCAAGAAACAACAAGGCAGGTGGATAATAGTGCTAAATGATGTACTCAACACAAAACACGATGTGCTGAATTTCTACAAATATCCTGCCAATATGCCAATAACTGGTAAATATGATCTTCCTGTTGTAAAGGGCATCAAGCTGAAACACCCCGAAAAGTTGAAAGTTGTAGCTTTTGATGAAGCTCACCTGATACCCAAGAACGAGCGCAAGCAGTACATCGTTCATTTCTTCATATATGACTACAAGTTTGAGAGAGTATGGACGTATATCAACAAAAACACCGAGTTTTTAAAGCAATTCAAGGGTGTTATCTCACCTGATTTTTCTCAATACGTTGATATGCCGAGAGCTATGCAGATTTGGAACTTATGGCGTTGTAACTTTATGGCATACTGGTGGCAAAGCCACGGAATTCCTGTGATATACAATGCTTGTTGGAGTGACAGTGAGAGTTTCAAGTACACTTGGGATGGTGCTCCAAGAAACAGCTGTATATGTATAAGTAGCAAGGGCTGTGTGTATGAAGATCGGAAAAATACCAGGACTGATGAAGCAATAGCAACAAGCTCCCGATTTAAGACAGGGCTTGAGTCATGTGTAGAGAATTTACATCCAACCCAAATAGTTTGGCTTGGGTCACAACCTGAATGGTTGAAAGACATTGTTGAATACTACAATATAGAACTGATAGTGCCAAAACACAGGAAGATGTACCAAGAGCGTCTTGATAAAATCAACAACAAGACCAGCTGACCTAACGGCTTGACGGGGTGTATGTATCTTCCTTTATAGTGTCTGCTGGGCAGTGGGAAACTGCTGCCTGGTAGATTTAAAATACATTGGAGCATAGCCAAGAGGAAAGGCAATGGGTTTTGATCCCATCATTCGCAGGTTCAAATCCTGCTGCTCCAGCCAAAGGAGTTTGTTGTATGAAGCCACCTTGTTACGATTTAAAGACTGGAACTGATTGTAAAGATCGTTGTGTTGGTTGTTCAACAATATGTGCTTTATGGCATAGATATGTTGAAGAACGTGACAAGATGTATGCAAAGAGAGCTCAAAAAGCCCAAGAATACGGGGTGGAATCAGCTGCAAGGGCACGACTTCAAAAGAAGATCGACCATTACAAACCAAGAAGGGGGAAATAGCGTTGTATTTTGTAAGAGATCAATATTCACGTGGAAAAATCAACGGAGTAAATAAGATTGCTGCAGTCATAGATGCAGATACTGCTTCTGATTTACCTGATTACAACAATTGCAAGGGTGTTGATGGAGAGCTGACTCTTGGAACCATAGCTTTTGTTGCATCTGAGGTTGAATTTTATGGTTTGACTTCAGACGGAGTTTGGCATAAGCGTGGTGAAGAGTTAGATGGGGTTTTAAATAATTCTGTATCTTCAAACTCTTTACAAACTAATAAGGCACTGTTGTCTGGATTCAATCAACTCCCTGATATGCCTGACACATATTACACTGATGATTCTGAACCCCTTGAGGGAGTGACTGATAATGAATTACTTTGATATAATCAAAGCAAGTTCAGGTGTTCCTGTAGATGATCCTTGGGCTATGCTATGGGCTCAAAGCTTGAGTGGAGATTGGCCTGTGACAGAGCTGACCGGTGAGCTGCCACTGATTTTTCTTTCTGGCGGTAGTGTTCTGGTCGATTACAGGATTTACGGCACCTCAGAGGGTGCAGGAGTAGAGACGAAAACAAAAATTTTCGGCTGGCGCGTTGACCCTTCCGTATCCAACCCAGCGCAAGCAATAACATACCTTGGTGATGCTGTTGGTAAAATCCCAGCAGCTATGGGGGCTGAAACATTCTCATATGGTGACTGGTCTGATGCTTTCTTTATGCCGAAACCTTGTATGTTAAAGTCAGACGGTACAGTAGATTATTACCTTGACCCAAATGATTATACCAAAAAAGCAGACGGAACTGCAAGCGATATAGCAGACCCAAGTTATGACGGCAACGCCATGATGGAATGGCCTCTTATATGGTGGAAATATGAAGCTGGCGAAACAGAAGGCGAAGGCTATTTCTATGTAGCAAACAGAAAACCCGACGACACATATCATTGCTGGTGTAACTATGATGCTGATGATAACATTACGGAGCATTTTTACACTGCAATCTACAACGGCACGGGAACAGATAAAATGCGTTCTATTTCGGGCGTGGCTTTAACCAGTGCTAACGGCAACGGCGGTACTACGGCTACACAGGAGATAACAAGAGCTAAGGCAAATAACACAACTAACAAAACAGAATGGTATATAGATGTTTGGTCTGACCGTATGCTGATAAATGGTTTACTCATTCTTATGGGCAAATCTCTTAACTCACAAGCTGTATTCGGACGTGGTTTAGATACTGGCTCGCAATCCGCTAAAGAAGCCTACGTTACCGGCTCTTTGAATGATAAAGGTCTGTTCTGGGGTAATACCTCGGCAGGAACATCGGGCGTTAAAGTCTTTGGAATGGAGAACTGGTGGGGCTGTGTATGGCATAGAACAGCTGGTCTAATAGGTTTGTCTAACGGCAATACAGCATACAAGTTGACCCACGGCACGGTAGACGGAACTACCGCCGACGGCTATAACACCACAGGAAACGGCTATCTCATTGATACGACAGCAAGACCGGCGAACGACTATTTCAAGACTGCCAAATTCGGAAAGTTTGGATATTTGCCTTTAACCACGGGTGGTTCATCTACAACAGACTATTCGGACTACTGGTATACAAATACCTCGGCTCTGACCTTCGCCCTTGTGGGGGGCTACGCTGGCCCTGGGGTGAGCGATGGTTGTTCCTCTTTCAATCTGAGCACTGCGCTGAGTCGTGCGGATTGGTACATCTCGTCGTCGCTTTCTTTCAAACCGCTTGCTAAAACTACACCAGATACGAGCATTATCCCCCCCGGCTACAAACTCCCGCTGACAGTGGAGAGTGGAGAGACGGAGAACATTTTTGATGCAAATAATGCCAACATCATCAATGGGTACATATCCGGCACGATAGTTGCTGGAAATAGTTTCAGAACTTGCTATGTAGAATGTAGTCCAAATACAACATATACTATTAAACGTTTTGTAGTAAATCCAAGACTATATGTTGTATACACATATGAACTACCTCAAATTGGCGTTAAGGTACATGGCACAATCAACGGGTCAGATAGTGGAGTGGCAACAATCACAACAAACGGAAGCGCACAGTATTTGTGTGTATATTATTATAATCCAAATGGCGCAACATATACGGCTGATGAAGTGCTACACAGTTTAGTTATCGTCAAAGGCTCCACCCCACCTGACCACTATATTCCCCACCGCTACACATCAGATATCCCAATCTACATCGGCCCCACCAAGCTCGGTGCGGAAGAGTATGTGGACTTTGGGGAGCAGAAGGTGTATAAGAGGACGGAGCAGTTATTGCCCCCTTACGAAATGGACGAGGGTGCATCACAAAAAGGATATTATTTAACATTGGCAGGAATCGTATCAGCATCAAGCACGGCATACAATTATGTTACTGGATATATTGGCGTTCTGCCTTCGGAATCATACGCTCTTAAAAATTTCCCCGGAAATTCAACAGCGATATGTTATTATGATACCAACAAAGTGTACATATCCGGAGAAACATATGGCAACAGAGGTTCCTTCACAGTTACAACCCCTGCAAATTGCCAATATGTAAGAATGACAGCACAAGATAGAGACTCTAATACAAGCGTTTTTGTCAAGGGAAATGAAATACCAGAAACCCGTATCCCCTACCTCCAATCCACCGACCTGCCAGTCCCGCTTCCGCCTATCCCAACCTACAAAGGTGAGAACACACTCTCCAGCACTGAAACGCTGGGCGAGGTGACGGTGAAGGGGAGGATAAAAGAAATTGAGTAAAGGAGCAGTGAAAAATGGCAAAACAGATAAAACAAGCTGATGTTGATATCTTTGACTCTGTACAAATTCCTGTTCCGAGATCAATGATAACAGCCGAGATCGAGGGCTTGTATGGAACAAGAGTGCTGAAAGAGCTTGGTCAAATCATCAAGTATTATGAAGTCTATGAGAAGGGTGCAACATTCACATCTGAAGGCTCAAATGGTGACTATGTAGCAGCAGAACTTCATATCAAGCAAACAGCTCATCTTATCAACAAAGAAGCCAGATTCTTGTTTAGCAAGAAGCCAGACATTTGGATTCAGCCTGATTTCATTCAGGGTGATGAAAACAGCATACAAGCAGCCAAGGATGCAGGCACAATAATGCAAGCCTATGTTGATAAAGTTTTTCAAAAGACCAGATTTTTTGGAAAACTTATTAAAGCTGCAAAAGACTGTTTCATCGGCAAGCGAGTTGCCTGTTTTGTAAATTTCAACGAGGACACTCAGAAAATTCAGATCAATTTCACTCCTTCTCTTGAATTTGTGTATGAAGTTGACGGCGATGATATTGATATTCTCACCAAGATAGTATGCTTCTTCACAATGTATGATGATAATATCAAGACAAATCAGCGCATATACAAAAAGAAATACTGGATGGAGAAGGGTGTTTGCTGGATTGAAGAGGGTGTATATGATGGAACTGGAACCCTGATTGAAGAACTCACTCCAGCAAGGGCAACCAAATTCACCTATATTCCAGCAGTTGTGATACGAAATGATGGCTTGACAGGCGATCTTGATGGTCTATCTGAGGTTGAAACCCTCAAGGACTATGAATCTTGGGAGAGCAAACTGAGTTCTGCTGACATAGACGCAGGACGCAAGGGAATGAATGCTACAAGATATACTGTAGATATGAGTCCCGAATCAACCAAAGACTTGTCTGCCGCTCCTGGAGCATTTTGGGATTTGTCATCTGATCAGAATACCGAGGTAGCATCACCACAAGTTGGTATTCTTGAGTCCTCAATGGCATATTCAGCTCCTCTTGGAAGCACTCTCAATCGCATTAAATCCGCAGCATACACTGAAGTTGATATGCCTGATACATCGCCTGATGCTATGCAGGGAGTTGTTACCAGCGGAAAGACACTGAAAGCTCTGTATTGGGGCTTGATTGTACGCTGTGATGAGAAAATGCGTGAGTGGGCACCAGCTCTTGAAGATATAGTCAGAATGCTGATTGACGGTGCTCATCTGTATCCAAAGGCAGCTCAAGGGTATATAAAAGACAAGGTTCCAGATGTTCCGTTTAGTGTTCTTGTTGATAATCAATATTCTTTGCCTGAAGATGAAGCTGAGGAAAAAACCATTGACATTGCTGAAGTTCAAGCTCAAACGATGTCTCGCAAAAGCTATATGAAGAAGTGGCGCAACTTGACCGATGATGAAGCAGATGAGGAACTGAAGCAGATTGCTCTTGAGCGGTCACTGCTTGAAGACAGTTTTGCTATTCCTGGGCAGCCACAAGAGCAAGAAACAGAGCCTATACAGGATCAATCAGATCAAACATCAAAACCTGAAGAACCTGACACGGATGGTGAACCTTGATGGCAGATTTGAGATTTTTCAACGCCGAACGAACACGGGTTGCTGTTACAAAACGTAACAAGCAAAAAATCCGATCTTTGTATAAACAAGTATCAAAAGACATACAAAAAGAGCTCAAAAGTCTCAAGGGGAAAACCAATATCAGCTCTGTGATGAGAAGAACTTATCTGAAACGGCTTCAAAAACAGATTGATCAATCTTTGGCTGATGTTGATGTTAATCTTGAGAAAATCATTCGAACAGGCATAAGAGACACAGCTCAAGGCGTTGTGGTAGATGCTCAAACAATGCTATTGAATGCAGGAATACACATCAAGGGAGCATTTTCTCACGTTCCACAAGACATCGTTGCTCGTGTAACTTCGGGTCAAGTATATCAATCAGATTGGTCACTTTCCAAGGCTATATGGAGTAATAACAAAAAGATTCACAATGATATCAACAAAATCATTTCCAAGGGTATAGCTGAAAACAAGAGTGCTTATGATATAGCAAAAGACCTTGAGAAATACGTTACACCAGGAGCAAAGAAGCCTTGGGATTGGGGCAAGGTTTATCCAGGAACAAACAAGGTTATTGACTACAATGCCCAACGGTTGTCAAGAACATTGGTATCTCATGCGTATCAACAAAGCCTTGTTGAAACCGTGAAGAAAAATCCCTATGTTGCGGGCTTGCGTTGGGAAGCATCAAACAGTGATCGTTGTTGTGATCTTTGTCAAGAGCGAGATGGAAAAATCTATCCAGTTGAGGATTGCCCACTTGATCACCCAAACGGTATGTGTACTCAAACAGTTGTTTTTGATAGAAGTCTCGATGATATTGCAAAGGATTTGGCTGAAAAAGCTTCAGAGCCTTTGAAATCCCCAGAATACCAAGCTTGGAGAGAGTATATCAAAAGCCAAAGTTGAGTTCATATAGATTGTCTTTTCACCTGATACAGACCTTAAAGAATACCAGGAATATATGCGACCAACCGCAATACAAGTTGGATTTTACAGGAGGCAGTTATGTCAAAGTTTTTACGGATTCCAATGCAGTTCTTTGCCGAGGGCGATGCTGGTTCTCAGGGAGGCAATTCTCAGAACAATCAACAGGACACTCAGCAGAACAACGGAAACCAAAATGCTGGAGACCAGAACCAGCAAAATCAAAACAATTCTGGAGCCACATTCTCCCAAGACGATCTTAACAGGATTGGTGCAAAGGAGAAGGCAAACGGCAGAAAATCTATGCTCAAAGAGCTTGGGTTTGATGACGAAAAGTCTGCGAAGGATGCCATGACTAAGTTCAAGGAATGGCAAGCTTCACAAAAATCTGAGGCAGAAAAAATTCAAGATAAGATCAATGCTGCAGACAGCGCCAAATCCGCTGCAGAGCAAAGAGCTCAGGCTGCTGAAAGCAAACTTGAGATTATCAAGGCAGGTGGAAATGCCCAGTTTGTAGATGATATCATGGCTCTTATATCCATCAGAGTCAATGATTCTACAGACTTCAAGACAGCTCTTGAAGCAGTCAAGAAGGAACACCCCAGCTTTTTCTCCACAGATTCAAACTCTGGCGATTCAGGAACAGGCGGGAGCTTGAATCGTCAGAATAACAACAGAAGCAACCAAACTCAGGGCATAGGTGAAAGACTTGCCAAGAGCAGGTTGAAGAACACTCCTGCTAAAAATCCATATTTCAATAATTAAACAAGGAGGAATGTAAAATGTTTAACAACACAGGTATCACGAAAGAAACTGCTGTTGCAGTAAATCAAATTCTTGCATTTGTTGATCCCCAAGTCTCCGTGGGTGTTGTAGTTAACAACACCGGAGTGACTGCTGATTCTGATGGGAAGAAAATTTTGAAGGCAGGTACACCTCTGACTGGAAGTCTTGAGGCAAGAACCACTGCATTCACAAAGGCATCTACAACTGAGGGAGTTTCCAACGCTGTTGGTATTTTGCTTCATGATGTTGACGTTACTGCCGGAAACAACAATGCTACTCTGCTGATCTTCGGTTTTGTTAACCTTGACAGGGTTGATTCTACCACTGCAGCACTTATCACCACTGCGGTCAAGACAGCGCTCAAGGGTGGAGTGACATTCATCAAGTAATCTACAAAGGAGGAATGTAAAATGACTATTTTTGATGTTGTAAGAGCTCAAGAAATCACTGCATTTTGGGAGAATATGACCAAGGACAGAGCACCCTATCTGGGTGAAACTTTGTTCCCAGCGAGAAAGCAACTCAGTCTTGATCTGAAGTGGATCAAGGGAGCTTCTGGTCTGCCTCTGGTTATTACACCGTCTGCGTTTGATGCAAAGGCTATTCCGGTTGCTCGTGAGGGCTTTGACAAGCTCAGCACTCAGATGCCGTTCTTCAAGAACAGCAAGTACATCGATGAGGAAATGCGTCAGCAGCTGAATATGGTTCTCGATACAGGCAATCAAGCCTATATTGACACTATTATGAACAAAATTTTTGATGACGAAACTCAGCTGCTTGAAGGTGCGGCAGCTCAAAGAGAGCGTATGAGAATGATGGTTCTGACAACCGGAGTGATCTCTATCAGCGCAAATGGTCAGGCATTCAGCTATGACTATGGTGTGCCCGCAAATCACAAGGTTGAGACTTCTGT